AAGAGGCAAAAAGCGTAATCCCACTCAGAATGCTATCTATGCCTGCGGCTGACTCTTGAATATCACTTGAAACAACGTTATTAGCAACAATAGCGTCAACAGCAGAAGCTGTTTCACTTATATCAAAAGGTATAGCCCCGCCCCAAACGCCACTGCCCCAAGGACCAGACCCCCAAGCCGCACCACTTAAAAATTCCGTATCGGTTGTGTCTTGCGCCGTTGATGTTTCTGATATGACATTATCAAAAGAAACACTTACCGAAATAGCATCAACGCCAAGAGCTGCCTCATCGACACTTGCCACAAGCGTATAAGTCGCCGTGATCTGATCTGCGCCTGTTGCCGCCTCAATAACCTGTGCAAGGAATGTCCCTGCTGATTCAACTGCATCTGCGCCGCTAGCCGATTCTGAGATCGTGCTTTGGTAGGCTAAGGATGCGTCAATAGAATCTGTTCCCGTCGCTGTTTCTGCAACATTCGGGTTGACTGTAAGACTTGCGTCAGTTGTATCTGCTCCCGCCGCTGTTTCTGCAATGTCCGTGCTTAAGGTTATGTTTGCAGAGGGTGCGTCAGTACCTGTGGCCGTTTCTTGAGTTTCGGCGTTTAATGTGGCATTTGACGTTATTTGATCCGCACCCGATGCCGTTTCCGCAGCAACAAGATTAAAAATATATTCAGACGTTACAGTATCAGACGCCGTTGCTGTTTCTTCTGTGGTGGCATTAAGTGTGACAAGTGAGCTTATTACATCTGTGCCGATAGTCGTTTCAGCTACTACTGCTAGCGCAGTGAGGGTTGTATCTAGTAAATCGGTGCCGGTCGCTGTTTCATTGACCTGTCCGTCAAAACTAGGTGTTACTGCGCCTGCGGTACTCGCATACGGGGTTTGTGCATAGGCGCTGAAACCGAACACATTTTTACCTTATAGCTGTGCAGTCGTGAGGTTGAAAAATTGATCTGACGTAAACGATTGTAGTGGTTGCTCTGCCTGTGTGTCAGTCGCTAACTCTACCCAACCTTCGTTCAAGAAATACGCCCACTGATAGCCCTCACGATTAGTCCAGTGCATACGACACCCAATTAGTCATTGACTCATCCCATTGATACAGATTGCCGTCGGTAGGGTATGGCACTGGAGGCTCCCATAAACATGTTTGTTCGTTTAGGATCCAGCTAGGAAAAGGTTTTGGGGGAATAAAAGCATCACGCTGTGGATCGTATGTGTAGCCGATGCCTGCGTAGTTTTTTCTGAACGTGCCGTTGTAGCTCGTCTGCTTCCAAGCTAAATACCCGTTTGACCAGTTAATCAGAAAATCAACGCCTCGCTGCTCTTGCTCTACGCCGTTCTCATCAAGCAGCTCGTTGTTATGCACAACGTGCACTTCAAGCACGACATTGTTTTGATCTAGTTTTGCAAAGTGAGCCATCTGCACCCCTAGAATGTGATGGAGCCGTTGCCGGTCCATTGATAAATCCGATACCCGCCAGAGACCGTAATCGTTGGTGAGCCTGTGGTTGAGGTTGCTGCGGCATAGCTGTCTGCGTAACGGATGATGACTACACCGGAGCCGCCTGCGCCGCCGCTATACGACGGCGTTCCACCACTTCCTACTGCCCCCCCTCCACCTCCACCACCAGTGTTTGGCGATCCACCTGTTCCATCGCCTGATTTACTGCCAGCACCACCCCCGCCAGCACCACCAGAACCTGCCGCTGTCTTAGTGCTAATAATCCCACCGCCACCGCCGCCGGCATAAGTTACCGATGAACCAGCGCCGCCATTACCAGCCGTCCCTCCGCTGCCATTACTTCCAACGGCACTTGCACCACCGCCACCGCCAGCTCCGTTATCAGATGAAGCAGCATCACCCCCGTTATTTCCTTGAGATGGGCTAGTGCTTGGTGTATTCCCAGACCCAGGAGATCCTGGAGCCGATCCGCTGGAACCTTCACCGCCCCCCGATCCACCATTGTTTCCTGTTTCCGATGCAGCAGATCCTGTGGCACCAGCACCACCTCCACCGCCACCAGTTGCTGTAATCGTAGAAAAAACAGAGTCGGTTCCATTCCCGCCTTTAGCACCAAAACCAGCGCCAGAGGCAGCGCCAGCAGCACCTACTGTTACCGTAATTGCTACCCCAGCAGAAACAGCAAACCCACTTGCCGTTCTATATCCACCAGCACCACCGCCACCACCAGCCCTTCCACCGCCCCCGCCACCGCCAGCAACAACCAAGTATTCAACGGAGGGAGGCGGGCCAGCCGTACCCGAAATTGCAGCCATCATCGCCGTAAGTGCACCAGCCATATCAGGTCACTCCTGGCCCAGTTACCCACCAAGTGTCGGTCGCAACCTTAAGCAGCGAGGCCATGCCCTTTGTTGCCACGGTGCGATTGCCCGTGGTTCCGTTAGCGAGCTGGAACGTCACGCCTGCGCCAGAGATTGTCAGGTTGCCGCTGTTGTTGTTGACAACTAGGATTGTGGTTCCCGTTGGGAAAGCCACAGATGAATTAGTCGGTACTGTCAGTGTTGCAGTCGAACCACCAGTGAAATAAACGTGATCGCCTGCATCACCTAAAACAAGCGTGTAAGTCGATCCTGATTGGCTATTCTGCGGTGCGTTGATGTAACCCACCGAGCTAATCGCCATCGTGCTGTTTTTCAGCAGCTTGCCCGTCGTCCCGTCGTAAACCGCAAGGACGCTATCTGTTGAGCTAGCAGGGCCAACCACATCACCAGCACCCGCCAAAGCCATAAGGCTCCAGTAAGTTGTGTTCGTGGGTAGATTGCCCGTCGATGCCAGAATACAAATGTAGCTTGAGTTATTATAGCTGACTACATCATTAGCAACGTACGCTGTTGCGCCGTTGTAAGCCCCGCGCCAGATAAATGATGTGCCGTTTGTACCGTTTGTACCGTTGGTTCCTGCAAGAGCTAAAAGTGACCAATAGGTTGTGTTGGTAGGCAGATTGCCGGTCGAGTTAAGTATGCAGATATAAGATGAATTGTTGTACGAAACAACGTCGTTTACTACATATGCAGTGCCAGCACTGTAAGCGCCCTGCCATTTTGCACTTGCAGCATAAGTAAGACTGTTCCAAGCCGTGGAGCCATTGCCAATTTTAAATCGCCCTGTGTCCGTTTCAGCACCGATTTCCCCCACCATCAAAGTAGGGTTAGCAGAAGTCCACTGAGCAGCAGTGCCATTACGGGTTTGAATTTGAACGGCCATTAGGGTGATCCTCCGTCGATAGCCTGTGCGCCGCCATAATTAGTTGAAGGGACGCCGCCGTCTAGATTAGGCGAATTAGCCAACGTTGCTTCCGCAGGAAGTGTTACGAATACGTTTTGGGTTCCAGAGCTAAAATTTATTCTGCTTGTGTTTCCGGCAGAATTTGACAGGACTGTATCCCTTGACAGCGTTGTACCAGAAGATGTGTAAGTTCCAATTCCAACTTCCCAGTTAGAACCAGATTGATCAGCTATCGTGTAATAAGTGCTATTACCGTTACCAATGACTGCAAAGTCTTGGAATCCAGTTACCGCCGCCCCCAGGGTTATAGTTGTAGCCGACCCCGGCGCAGATACAGTAACTTGTACACGATCAGCAACAACAAAAGCCATTATGCAGACAAGCTGAACTGATACGTTACTTGAAGAACGTCACCGCTAACGACCGAACGGTCGCCGCCAGTGAAGTCAGAAGCAGAAAACAACGTTCCCGTTGTGCCACCTTTGGTGTTATCGCTTGTCAGGAACGCGCCCCCCACAGTTGTCGTGCCGTTTATATTAAACGAAGCCTTACTTGCCGTATTAGTGACAACCGAAGGATTAGCCGTGGTTGCAGCAGCAAACGTAGCAGCCGGACGGGTCGAGTTGCTATACGTTGTGTTCTCAGTCCAGCCTGCATGCGAAGACATGGTGTCTGCGGCTGCTGGCGTATTAGATGCACCCGCGCCGTAAAGGCCGATATACCAAGATGTGATTCTTGCGGTAGCGCCGTCAAGTGCCGTGCCAGCCATGTACTGTAGGCCAACGTTGACCACGAGGTTTTTAGATTCAGCCGTCCACTTAAGGTTGCCGTCTTTGTCGTAGCACTCAAAGAAATACTTGCCCATCGCACGGGCTGCTTCTCCAGAACCTGGGCGAGCAATTAATCCGCTAGATACAGCATCATTTGTCTTTGCGTGTTCCATTATGAAATCCTCAATATAGAATCAGTTGCGCCCATTGGCGGAAAAGTAATAACCAAATTTGAAGCTGTTTTAGTAATTGTGTTACCAAAACTTAAAACACAAACCGCACGATTGCCGTTTGTTGAATTGTAAATCAGCGCCCCTGCACATGAAAGGGTCACGTTGGTAAACGTTGCGTCATCAAACGACCAATATCCTGTAGTACCCGAAGAAAGAGGGGTAATGTTTGTAAGTGCAATTCCACCGGCGGTGTAATTGGTTCCACTCGACGATACTTCCCCAGAGGATGTGTATACAGTGGTGCTAGCACTGAGATCGGCAGTTGCGACGTACAAGGCGAGTTTAAATACATCCCCCGTTGTCCTTGTAAAATTGTGCAAAGCTTGAGCAACCTCAGCTTTGAAGCTTGTGCACATTGTTTGGTAAATTGCCATACTACTTCACCGGATACCGTACTTGACCAGAACGATAAGCGTCCTGACGTTCCAGACCATCTGCCAAACGCTTTGCAAGTGCAAGAGCTTCTTTATATTGCGTGTCTATTCTGCCAAGCATGTCGGGTTCAGCTTTAATAAACGTATACCCTTCTTGCAGCGCTCCATAAAATAAAACTGAATCAAAATTGTCACCGAGCCAAGAAGTGCCAGCAGTCACAATTGATTCTGGGTAATAGTAATAGTGAAGCTCGACATTATAATTTGCATCAGGCGTTGGGCCTAACAAAAACGTCAGTTCATTAGTGATTGTGCCGCTGTTAACAGTAGGGCCAAAAATAGCGTAGTGGCGGGGGCGTCCTGTATTACCTGAACCAGTTGGTACAGGGTAAGCTTCACGAATAAAATTAACGTCTTTATTAAGCAAATAATGATACCGCCCATCAGCGTCAATAACTGCCATACTGTAGGGCGATAAAAAATCACTGGGGCACTCAAGGTATTTATTATTTGTCGTTGTCACACCCGTTACATTCTTGCGGATAGACGGAAACTGCATGGAGTTATAAATGCGCTGCTCAGCTTGTTGAACAAAAACAGCAAGCTGCTCGTCTGACGTAAACGTTGTAACCGAATCCGCAAACGTAATCGTTGGGAAGTCGTTCTCGACATATCCTCGGATCGCCTTTTTTAACTCCGTATAATTCACGCCATCGGCCCCCTAGCCATTACGCCTTTGGTTGCACAACCTGTGCCACGAATCTTGATACCAGAAGTCTTAGGCTTTGCATCCGTAGACTTTGGAGTCGGTGCAGGTTTGGGTTGGTTGAAGGGTTTAACTTGTTTCATTATCGCCCCCGTACAGCATTCTTTTGGTTAGCAATCTTGGCAAGGTTACGCCCCATCTTCAGCATGTTTGCGTTAGTTTTGCCACCCTTGGCAAGTTTGGTCAGAGGCTGACCTTTGTGCTTGGCTTTCTCGTGCTTGTGCACTGCACCAGCAATCATCTTTTTGTCCTGCGCTAAGTCTTTCTTATCCATCGTTTGCTCCTACGATACGGTGACAGAATTAACCAAACCCTGCGCTACTAAATCGTTTGGGGTAAGCGCAGCATCAAAAGATCTTGAACCACCTACAGGGTTAAAACCCCACTGAATAATTCGACTACCCATTGTAATCGTACCTAGCTCATCAATGCTAGAGTCATCATTCACAGGTTCAACTCGCAGACCATTAAGTCCAGCTTGCCTATACGAATTAGAATCTACTCGTGGGTTTCGTATAGCTTGCGGGTCATACACAGGGTACATACCAAGTTGTAGCTGCGGCTGATCTGGTTCCCAACACTCAGGGCAAACAAGAATATTGACGTTCTTGGTTTTAATGACCAACGACTTTAACTGCTTCAGCTTAAATCTAAAGTTACACCTATCGCACTGCGCGATAGCATATTTACCAGAGGCAAACTGATTGGGCATTAGAAGCTCCCAGTATTGCCTAAATACATCCGACGTGGCACAAAACGAACCGCAGCTTTTTCACGGTCTTCACCAGCGGCAAAATTCCACTGTTCTTCATAAGAAGCTTTTAATATCTGAAGCCTTTCTAACCCTTCAGGAATCTTCTGCGCGATGTAATACGCCAACCCTGCTGTAATACAGGGAAGAAACCTAAACGGCATATCAGGGGTTTGAATCCCGTCACCAGCATTCTGAATACGACGCATCCGCCAGTAGACTACTTGATAGTACGGCGAGGCTTCGGTACCTTGGTCAGGTACGGGCCAAACTGTGAATTGGGGGTAGGCGGTTGCAGATGGAGAATAACTGCTGGTGGCGGGGTACGTGGCTCCAGAGTTCCTGCTGATGTAAATCTGTATCGGTCGTGCTTGAGAAAGTTTGTTTGGGATTGTGGCGTAGGTGGAGACACTAATCCGGGTAAGTGTGAGGTCAGCTTGCGTAGAGGCATTCCCGGCTCCCGTTCTTATAACGTGCTCAAGCAAGTCAATGGTGTCGTTCGGTAAATCGTACGTCGCAGTGCCCTGTACCAAATTCTTCGTGCCCTGCTCAATCGTCCACATATTGATGCCACGATTCGCCCACTCAATCGTCAGTAGGTTCATCGAACGACGTGCAGTACGCAAGTCGTAACCAGAGCGCATCTCCCGACCAGCCCTTTCAAAAGCTTCTTCGGCTATGTCAGTAAATTCAAGATTAAAGTCGGTTGAGCCGCTAGTGGTCATCTAAATCTCGCAGTCTTTGCGGCAATTTTTGCCGGTTGTTTGACAAACTGCTTTCCTGCGCTTTTTCCAGCTCGTTTTGCCTTTGTCGTTGCAGCGTATTCTGAAGGTGTAAGAGACTTAATTGCCGCCTCCGGGAGGTATCGTTCGCCAGTTTTGCTAGACGGTTTACCACTTTTTGTCCGCCATTTCTGGTCCCCCCAAGCCTTCAAACTCTGCTGCGGCGCTTTCAATCTCGGTAGCCCCCACCTGCGGCTTTGTACTTCTTAGCTACAAGCTGTGCTTTTCTCGCGGACCATTGCCCTGCGCCTGTGCCATGAGTAGCTGCGGCTTTAACCTGAGCGACAATCTTCTTGCGAAGCCCCGGTTTGGTGTAATTACCTGCCGCATTCACCTTGCCACCTTCAGCGTACTGATCAAAATCAGTGTTATCCCGCCTAGCTTTACGCTTGGCAGTTGGCATTTTTGAGGGCGAAATCGCCCCCATCCCGCGAGAGGGCATCATCTCAGCAAGCCTTACCGCCGTAAGCCATCTTCTTCATCTTAGCCATACCACCTTTAGCCATCTTGATTTGTTTACCTTTGGTTTTACCCTTGGTAGCAACACCGTCACGGCTAGGAGCAGCAGTCTTAACAGCGCCCATTTTTGATGGGGCTACGCCACCACCCATATTCATCTTTTTCATCGTAAATTCCTTTCCTACAGATTGAGGGACACCAACTTTCTTCGCAAACTTGGGGTTATGTGCTACGGCTTGCATGAACTTCTCTTGCTTTGCGCTAACTGCTGGCATTAGACCATCTTCCCACGGGTTTTACCGCGCATTGCAATACCATCAGCACGTTTAGAAGCTGAACCTACTTTGCCACCTTTTTTAGCGGTGTAGGTATCTGTTTCTTCCATTTCAAACTCTGCCTTTTTTACAGGTTTGGGTTTAGGTTTTGGTGCAGGTTTTTTAGGCTTGTTTAGATCCGGCTCGTACTTAGATGTTTCCATGTCCGGGGGGCTAGGTATATTTCTATTCGTTGACATCTCTATCCTTTCTTAGCAAGCGCATCAATCTTAGCTTCAAGCCGTTCAAAGCCTGTATCAAAGCGTTCCATAATCTTCTCAAGGTCTGCACGAACCTCTGCACG